GCGTGTGTTCACCTTCAAGCCAAAAGCCTGAAGGCTATCCACGACAGCTTCCACCTGGCCCACGGGGACTAGAATATCGTCCCCGTAGACGTAGACGCTCCGGATTAGCTTAGCAATCTCGGAGCGCCTCCAAGGGCGCGAACGGTGAACAAGCAAACCAGAAAGGATGACGGTGTAAAAGAACATCGCCTCCACTGGAAAGCAAGTCGCCGAACCCATAGACGCAAACTTCCTTAGGTCAAGAATACGACCATCAGGAAGCTTGGACCGAGAAGATCTGCACGAAAGAAGCGCCGCCCGAAAGGACGGTACTCCCTCAAGCATCTTCTCGATACCCCAAAGGGGTACGCGATCGCTGGCTTCCTTTAGGTCAAGAGTCGCTAAGACTCTCGACTTCGAGTTAGCTAAGGCCAATTTCTGATTCACGGTTTGATCCGAGAATCCGATATGGCCACTCGTGAGATGATGAGTCTCAAGAGCAGCTACAAGTGGATGCAGCAAAGCCTGTTGTGCATATTGCATACACACAGGTTCGGCAGCAATCACCCGCGGACCTTTGAGTGTCTTGGGGACGAGGATGACCCTAACGGGCTCCTCGTCACCGGGAGATCGGTATGTCACGTCGACAGAGGGCTCCCCCCCCAACCAATTCGGATTTAATACCCCGAACTGGTCAAAGGGAAAGTAGTCCTCTAGTCTTTCGTGCCACGTTGGAAGAAGGTACTTAGTGTTACCACGTACCCTTTCCGCGGTGGTCCCCGGTCCGTGCTTCGGGATCGAGTTTCGAGCCTCCGATATTGAATCGAGAGGCCCAAGGATCTCAGTCCATAGAACACGCGACACAAACTCGAAGGCTTTATAAAGGACAGCATTGTCCCTAACAAAGTCTTCATGTTCGGGGATCTCCTGATCTGCCTGAACGTACGCCTCAATCGCAGCAGACCTCCGCTCGGTTGAGCATGGAAGTTGGATCTTCTTCCACATTAGGCATATTTGCCTAATAGAGGAGATCGCAGCAACTGAGGGCGCGTCCAAGACGCGTCCCTTAGAGTCGAAGATCTGCCTGAGGAAACCTCCTAACATAAGGGGGAGACCAGCGCGGCTAGCAAAGCTAGTCACGCCTGTCAGGTCAAACGAACCTGACTCGAGCCCTCTTTCAAGGGCTTCTGCCAGGGTCGGGAGGGTCAAGGCTAAGAAGCCAAGGCCCTCCTCTTCGATTCTCTCCGACATCTTTCGAATGTCGGGGAGTGGGTCGGTGTGGCACTCGACTGCGCAGTCGCGCAGTACTGCCGCGAGGAGGTTTGAGAGGCTTTTCACAGGTCCCAGGTGGGTACCTGATCCCCCTCCCATGATCCGCAGTCCAATCCTGGCGCCTCGCATACTACGAAGCGACGTGTCCAGGAGTCACCGCGCTTCTTCTTAATCGGATTGATATGCAAATCCCCAACCCAAGTGGCGTAATGTTCGCCATGAAGGGTGCAGGAAAAGGCACTCAAAACTCCGAAATGGAAGAAGGACCTCTCGGGGACGTTAACCGTCAACGTAACCGAATCTTCACGAAGAAGGTTCCGGTAAATCGCAAGGAGGCGAAGGTCGTAACCGCGCATACCAGGGTCATTAAAGACCTTGATAGTGCGGTCATCGAGCCAGCCTTTCTTGGCATGCCACGTATGCGCTTTTACAAGCACAGAGGGCTCATATACCCCCTTTGAGTACGTGACAAGGCTTGACAGGTACGCGTGCGTCGGTTCCATAACAATACTCCAAGTTTACGGGGTATTGACCCCAAGGTTACGGGGTACCGCGAGAGCGGTTAGTGGCTATCCTTTAGGTTTCCTCACCGAGGACCTTCAGGATATTAGCCGACGTTGCCCAGGCGCTAAGCGCAAGAGCAATGTCCTTAATCTCAGCATTCGTATACCCGACAAAGGGCATATTCATGCTGAAGATACACGTCGAGGTATACTCGACGTTGTTGGACGCCACGAGAGGGTCAGGAGCAATCTTGCGAGCGTCAATACGCACCGCAAAACGCTTCCTCGAACCGGTCCGCGCCTTCGAGATGGTGAGGGAATAACTCCCGTCATCCTTCTTGTAGACGCTAGAGTCGGTTCCGCGGCTCACGGCAGGCAGAGACTGGGCAACTGCGTTGACCGTGATAGACTGTGGATCTGCGAACATAGGAATACCTCCTTCGCGGTTGGAAGCAACTGGCTGGAACGACCAACCAGCTAGACGCGCCGGGACAATCCCAGCGCGACGAGGTTCGCAATCTGGCCGTTGTTCAACGACCCGCTTGTGAACCCAAAACCGTAGGCGCTTGCGCCTCGTCTAGCTTGCGTGATAGTCCGAGTGATATGTGACATTGAGGCTTCAAACCCCGTGTCAAGAACGACCTTATGTTCGGACTTGACAGTCACATCTCTCTTGTACATCACATACGCATAGCGAGCCGCGAGTGATATCGCCCGACTCTTTTCCCAGTTTTCGAGGACATCCCCGATATTGGTGAAATAGTCGGCCAACCACGACCATGGAGTGAGCTCCCACACGACGGAGGGTGATATCCCCCCGCCCTGAAGGTACTCACGAAGGTTATTCATACCTTCCTGGTCATTTACAGAGGGCAACCGGTAAGTAAAACCGGCTGAGAACCAAAACCGCTCTTTAACGGTTGTGGTTACAGTCCTGATGGAGGTCCCATTCCTATTATGTGCGAAAGCTTGCACATATGCAGGTGGGCCACCAGTTACCTCTGAAGTGGTTGTATCTGACGTTGAAGAGATGGTGCCCCTTCTCCGAACAACCTTACCGTGATCACGGTATAGTTGATCAAGTGACCGAAAGAGGTTCTGGTTAAAATTCGCCAGTTTCTCCAGGTCATTAAGAAAGGGACGCCAACCGAAGGACCAGTTGAGGTAGTGATCCCCAACTGACCTGCGCAGGGCGTCGGCTCCAGCAACTTTGTTGCCCGCTCGCCGCATATCGCGGACGAGACCAGCCGCCATCCTGAACGGGTTCTTCGGGAGCTGATGCAGTTCTCCTAAGAACTGCGACAATGAGGCAACGGGTGAACCAGGAGAGTACCTGTTCCAACCCACTGAGCCCATTGGCTCCATTATGGCAACAATCTGAGACCAAGGTCTCAGGTCCTCTGTGCCGTAGGCAACATTGCCTGCGGCCAAAGTACCACGATTGTTCCATCTCTGAGTGGAGGAAGCCTCAATCCAATGATTCGCCGGGAAGGAATACGGCTTATGCCGCCTTTCGTACGATCGCTGGAGAAAGTCGCCTCCATTCTGAGGTAACCTCGCATAAGGTGCGGGGTTCCCTTTGGAAATCAGCAGCTTTTCAACGCGCGTTCCGTTAGACACTTGGGCGCTGTTCCCCGTGATAATGGAGGACATCGTCCAAGGGCTACCTGGCGTGTTTTTGTACATTAAACGCCAAGTGAGGCCAGTCCGGGTCCCTAAGGGCCTGACTCGTTGACGCGGAACGTTCGACATCGACTTACCCTACGGTGCAGTGCGGGCCACAC